GGAGCGGTCAAGCTTCCGATTGATAATCGGATCTTGATGACGAGGCAAAACCTCGGCTTCTCGTTAGGTAACTTTGTCCCCACTGTCTGGGAGCTGATTCCTTATTCTTTCCTGGTTGACTACTTCACCAATGTTGGTGATGTTCTAGCATCATGGTCCTCCTGGGACATTGACTGGGGTTGGAAGAATCGGACTACTATTGTTCGCAGAGTTCGAAGGAGCTCTGGTACATTTGTAGATCCCGTTAATTTTAACTCCAGTTGGTACACCGAGGAGAGCCGCGAGCTAGTGCCATGTGTTTCGGAGACTGAAACTCGTACTGTCACAAGAGCGAACTATACTGGTACCTTAATACCGCGTTTGCAGTTTGAGATACCGGGTATGAGCTCACTAAAATGGCTTAATTTGGCCGCTTTAGCAGCTACGAAACGCAGTCTTTCACCTTTTTAACCCATTCCTTGGAGATTCTTCTCATGACTTGGAGTCCTACTTCGCCTGTAACTGGTGGCGCACAGACCGGTTTCACCTCTCCGACGTATACCCTTACGACGGATGTGGCACCGGATGTGAATGGAAAACAGCATGCCGTTACCGCCGTTGGCGGTACGCAGACTGGTGTCCGCACCCACTCTGTGTCCGACCCTTTCACTGTGACTTTCATTCGGCCTAAGAGCCCTAAAGCTCTCCCGAATGCGAATCCGGTGACTGGGAAGTACGCAAGTGTTCCCATGAACACCTACGGGTTGATCGTTCGGAAGGGCGTGAATTATGCCGCGAATCAAGCGCCGGTTAACTGCGTGGCTCGTCTTTATATTGACGTCCCTGCAGGTTCCGATGCTTATGACTCGGCAAACATTCGTGCCCTGGCTTCACTTCTCTCCGGCATCCTGTCTCAACAGTCTGCCGGCGCGGGTGACACCTTGATTTCTGGTATCCTCTGATGAAGAGGCGTCCCATTAGTCAAGAGTTCACCGGCAAAAGGCTCTTCTTTGGTGCCATCTGCGTAGCGGTCTATGCTTTCTTTAACATAGACATCCGCCCCGTAGCTGACATCATTGAGAATCGCTCGAATCAGTTAAATCAAGCAATTGATTTAGCCGAGCAGATGTGAAACCCTTGCCGATCTACCAATCTGGAGGTTCAAATGGCTACTCGAAAGAATGTTGAAGATACCACGCTCGGTCGTAACGAATCTGTTAAGATCGAGGATGTGATTCGAGATTTGAGGCAAGCTCTTCATAAGGGATATACGCGCGTCGAATTAAGAGACGCGTTAGTATATCACTATTTGAGGAAGGATGCTTCTCCTCTCCGTGATATTATCAAAGGTTCGATCGATTAACATTTGCTTGGAGTAACACGATGGGTGTTTGCCCTCATGCTCTTTACCAAGACCTTATCCTTGATTTAAAGGACGCGGTCGGTTCTTCCACTATTGAGTTCTTTCTCACTGTGGAGGAGCCGCCCCCGGACCTTGGACTCAAAGAAGCCGCCTGTTTCAGTATACTGAGGTCCTTCCTGAAAAAACTTCAGGTTGACAATTCATCTATACATGATAACAGAGCACTCCTGAAGTTCTTACAGATTAACTTAGACTGTAAGAACTGGGTCCTGCAGTATCACGACTCCTGGGATGAAGTTCTATTTGGTGAGTTAAGACGCACCATCTATGACTTCTTCTCAGAGGACGGGACCGGGCAGATGCCTATCTTCGACTCCTTGGATCAGTTCTTCCACTATGGAAGAGTCGGTCCCGGAGCCGCGATAGGCGCGAAAGGTGGCGACTTCTATACTAAGATGTTCGCCAGTCCGCTCACCTGCACTAATCGAGGCCTATACCTTGCGTATAGGAACTACATTAAAAACTTTCCCGAATTCTCTAATGCTGAAAATATCAGACGCGAGAACTTTGGTGAGGCTCATGTAGTTCAAGGTAACCGTCTTAGCTTCGTTCCGAAAAACGATCAAATCTCTCGTACGATATGTATCGAACCTAGTCTGAACATGTTTGCTCAGTTAGGTGCGGGACATATCATCGAAAGACGTCTGCTC